CCAACGCCGTCACCGCGCTCGGCGCTGCGGCCGTCATCGTGGGCACCATCGCCGCCGCGCTGCCGATCCTGGGCACGGCGCTCGAAGCAGTCGTCGCCATCTTCGCGGGCGCAGCTGGCCCGATCACGATAGCCGTTGCCGCCCTGGCGCTCATCGGCAAGTGGGTGTACGACGAGTGGCCCGCCATCAAGGCGGTCTTCCTTCAGCTATGGGATGACATCGTAGCGGGCTGGCAGTCGCTCTGGTCGGGCGTCGGCGGCTGGTTCTCGAATACCTTCGGCGGCATTGCCAACACGGTAGTCGGAATCTGGAACGGCATCAAGAGCGCCATCGGCGGCGTGATCGACTGGGCGGTCGGCGCGTTCCAGGCGTTTATGAACGCCATCGGCGGCGTGCTCCAGAGTCTCGCCAGCTTCGCCATGAGCATCCCCGCCGTCTCGAACACCGTGAACAGCCTCACGGCAGCGTGGCAGCGCGGCCAGCAAGCCATCGCGGATGCGAAGGCCGCGACCGATGCCCACACGCAGGCGATCAAAGACAACATGAGCGCGTCGGCGCAGTCGATCCAGACGCGCAAGCAACAGGAAGCTCAAGACCTCGCCAACACGAATGCGCTGAAGGCGCAGCAGGCCGCAGAGAAGGCCGCAGCCGATCAGGCCGCGAAAGACGCCGCCGATGCGCTGGCCTACAATGAGGCGCTGAAGAAGACCTACGATGCGCTCTACGCCGTCGCGCCCACCGTCGCGCAGCAGTTCGGTGACATGTACGGCGGCATGGAGCAAGCGGCGACCGATGCCCAGAAGCTCATGGGCAAGTACTGGGCCGACATCGACGCCGCAGAGCAACAGGTCATCACCACCACCGTCGCGCTCTCGAATGCTTACAAGGCGCTCGGCCTGACCGGCATGGGTGCCCTGGAGGGCGCAGCCGACAAGGCGGGCGCGGCGTTCACGGCGCTGGCGACTTCGGGCAACGCCAGCACCGGCGAGATGCAGGCGGCGTTCGACGCGGTGGTGCAGAAGCAGACCGCCATCGTCACGCTGATGAACACCCAGGTGTCGGACGCCTACAAGAACGGCACCATCACGCAGCAGGAGTATTACGACGGCCTCATCGCGAACTCGCAGAAGGCACTTGACCAGACGACCGCCGACATGCAGGCGGGCCTCGCCACGCAGGCGAACGTCGATGCCGCGCGGCAGGTTCTCGAAACCAACCAGCAAGCGGCGATGAAGAACACCGTGGATACCTACACGGCGGGCATGAACGCTATCGGGTCGCAGACGCAGGATCAGCTCGACAAGGCGGCAACGCAGTGGAGTAACTATGCCCAACTTATTAGCGACAAGCTCGGCACCGATTCCGCCCAGGCGATCCAGGCCAACATTAAACTGGTGCAGGCGCTCATCGCGGAAGACACTCTGCTCGGGCAGGCACCGCCCGACGAACTCACGCAGTGGTTGAAGGATCTCCAGAACCAACTGGAAGCCACGAAGACGCCGACCGATCAACTGGCCGATGCGATGAAGACGCTCGGCACGCAGTCGATAGCCAGCCTCAACGATCAGATCAGCAAAGCGGCCGATGCGCTCGTGAAGGTCCAGCAGCTACAGCAGTCGGGCGTCGCCACAGCCGCCGACGTGGCAGCGGCGCAGAAGAAGCTCTACGACCTCGTGGGCCAGGAGGTCACGCAATACAACGATCAGTACACGCCCGCGATTCAGAAGAACGACCAGACGGCGCAGACCGCCGCGCAAAACAACCTCAAGTCGGCTACACAGGTTCAGCAGTCGCTCACCCAGGTGGGAAGCTCGGCCCAGGCGTCGGCAGCGATCCAGACGGCGGCGGCGCAGCAGACCTCCGATGCGTGGACGAAGCTCGGCGTGGCCGCGCTGAAGACGGTCGAGGACGAATACAAGATCCTCGGCGTGACCGTCACGCAGCAACTCACCGACTCCGCAGCGAAGGCACAGAAGGCGTACGACGACATCGCCGCCAGCGGCACGGCTAGCGCGGTGCAGCTACAGGAAGCCTGGGTCAAGAACGATCAGATCCAGCTACAGACCGCCATCCAGACCGGCCAGGGCGTCACCGAAGCCCAGAAGAACGAACTCGCCGCGCAGCAGCAGCAACTACAGAACGCGCTCGACATCACCACATCGACGTGGAAGACCGCGTACGACGGCATCCACAGCGCACTGAGCACGACGTTCTCGGACCTCACGAAAGAGATTGTCACCGGCAGCGGCAGCTTCGGCGACATCATGACGAAGATGTGGCAGGGCATCGCGGAAGCCGCGCTGAACGCCTTCATCCAGCCGCTCACCAAGGCCATCGAGAATTTCATCGCTACCACCATCGCGGACCTTCTCAGCGGGAAGGGCCTGGGCGGCATTCTCGATTCGCTGAAGAACATTGGCAGCGCGGTATCGAGCGTCTTCAGCGGCGCAGCCCCGGCTGCGGGTCAAGCAGCAGGCGCGGCGGGCAGCGCGGCCAGTGGCGCATCGGGCGCAGCGGGCGCGGCCAGCAGCGCGGTAGGAAGCCTGACCAGCCTCGTCGGCGCAATCGGCTCCATCGGCTCGATGATTACCGGCGCGATTGGCGACATCCAAAACATCCACATCGAAAACGTGTTGGGCGAGATCGAGCAGAACACGCGCTACTCGCAACTGTATCTCGGCGGGCGTTCCGACCAGGGCATCCTGGGCGTGCTCTTCGCCATCGACAACGAACTGGCCTTCGGCAATCTGGTGAAGGCCACCGAGAACCTCCGCGACCTATTCAAAGACTGGAGCAACCCCGCGCTCTCGGCGCTCGAAGGCACGCAGAACCAGCTAGACGCCATCGGCGCGTACATCCCCGACATCAAGGGGCGGCTCGAAGATATTCTGGCGGTCGATCAGTCAATCCTCGATGCGATGAAGAGCGGCTTCGCGGGCCTCACCGTCACGATCAACGCGGGCAACCTGACGACCGCTGAAGCCGCGCGGCAACTGGGCAACCAGATCGCGGCGAACCTCTCGACGCAGTTGGTGGCGATCAAGGGATGAACGCGATCATCATCCTCAACGGCACCGATGTAACCGGCTCCTGCCTGCTCTCGGCCACGCGCATCGCGTTCGACTCTACGAAGCGGATCACCACGGCCTCGATCACCGTGATGGGCGCGGCTCTCAACGCGGCAGCGACGAAGTACGACTCAGCGCACTACGATGCGGACCACTACTCTGTCTCACTGCGGGAACTCTACGAGGTGCAGATTCTCGACGGGCGCGACGGCACCACGAAGCTCTTCGACGGCTATATCTTCGCCATGACGATGGCGCAGAGCGACACGCCATCGTTCGAGTTGTTCTACCAGTGCGATCTCTCCGACTGGGCCGCGTGGCTCGACCGCGCGGTGTGTTGGGATGCCAGCTACCCGCTCACGTTGCCGAACTCCGACCAAGGCATCATAACCGCGCTGCTCGGCAACTTCTGCCCAAAGATCACACTCGCCAGCATCGCGCAGATCGTGCCCACCATCCAGAGCTACGACTGGGCGACGAAGACGTGCCGCCAAGTGCTCGACGACATGACGACGCTCTCGATGGGCCAGTGGTCGGTGGACTTCGACGGCAACCTCACGTACGGCCTCGCGTCGGCGGCACCGGCTGCGCCCTTCGGCCTCTCGACCTCGCCCGACTACGAGACGACGTTCCCCGTGAAGGTGAGCAACTACAAGCACGATTTCACCAACCCCATCAACCATGCCTACGTGCGCGGCGGGGCCGACCAGACGACCGGCGCGGCCATCATCGCCAGCTACAGCGACCCGGTGTCGATCCAGCAGTACGGCGAGTGCGCGGCGGGTATCGTCGATACCCAGATCGTCACCGGGTGGGATGCCGCGCTGAAGGCGAAGTCGATGGTACTCACCTACGGCTACCCCATCGAGACGGGCGACTTCACCGTCTGGGGACCGGACGGGCTGCAACTGGGGATGTCGGTCCACATCCACGAAGACCACATCGGCATCGACGGCGACTACACGATCATCGCCCTCACGATGCAGTGGGAAGACCAATATCAGGTGCGCTACGAGGCGCAGTTCGGCGCGGCGCAGCCCAATCTGGAAACGGTGCTGCGGCTCCTGAACCAGCGCACGCTGTGGCAGACCACCAACAAGCTCCCGGCCGCACCAAGCGCGCCAGGCCCGCCTGCAGCGGGCAGCGTGACCGACGCCAGCATCGCGCCCGGTGGCCTGAGCGCGTCGTCGATCAACAGCGTGAACGCCAGCACCATTCAGGGCCTCATCGTATCGAGCCAGATCGGCAGCGTGAACGCATCGACGCTCATCGGGCAACTCACAGCGGGCCAGATTGCCAGCGTAAACGCGGGCAGCATCGTGGGGGTGCTCCAGGCAGGGCAGATCGGCTCCGTGAGCGCCTCGGTCATCCAGGGCGTATTGCAGGCCAGCCAGATCGGCTCCGTGAATGCCACTGCAATCCAGGGCGCTCTCGTTGCCAGCCAGATCCAGAGCGTAAGCGCCACGAGCATCACCGGCTCAATCTCGGCCTCGCAGATCGGCAGCGTGGCTGCGACCTCCATCACAGGTGCCCTGGTGGCGAACCAGATTGCCGCCGTCAATGCAACCGCGATTCAGGGCGCTATCGTCGCGGGGCAAATCGCCAGCGTGAACGCCAGCGCGGTGCAGGGGTCGCTCTCGGCCTCGCAGATCGGCGGCGTCAACGCCAGCACCATCCAAGGCTCGATCACTGCCGGCCAAATTGGAAGCGTCTCCGCGACAACCATTCAGGGCGTGGTGGTGTCGTCACAACTGGCTGACGGCATCGTCGATACGCTCTCGAAATACGCGACCGCGCTCACGCCGATTCAGATGATTAAGAACGGCGACCCGTGGCCCCCGGCGATGCCGAACAAGAACTTCCCGCCGAACTCGTTCTTCTACTATCAGCCGAACGGGAACTTCTATCAGGTGACGCCAGACGGCCTCGGGTGGGCAGTCAACAACAGCCCCGCCTCGACGCTGATGAGCTTCTACTACATTGGCGCAATCAACGCGACCTCGATCACCGGCCTCATCCTGGCCGCGCAGATCGGCAGCGTGAATGCGACGACGCTCGTAGGGCAAGTGCAGGCCAGCCAGATCGGCAGCGTGAACACCTCCACGCTCCAGGGCACCATCTCGGCAGGCCAGATCAGCAGTGTAAACGCCAGCGCGATTGTAGGCACCATCTCGGGCGGGCAGATCACGAGCGTGGATGCCACGCAGATCACCGGGCAACTGAAGGCCGCGCAAATCTTCGCGGTGAACGCGTCGAGCATCGCGGGGCAGTTGAGCGCGGGCCAGATCGGCGCGGTGAACGCTTCGAGCATCACGGGCGCAATTTCGGCTACGCAAATTGCCAGCATCACGGCGGGCCAGATCACCGGCCAGCTAACCGCCACGCAGATCGCCAGCGTGAACGCTTCGGTGATCGCGGGCCAGATCGCGGCATCGCAGATCGCGACGGTGAATGCTTCGGCCATCCAGGGCACCATCTCTGCGGCCAACATCGGCACCATCAACGCATCCTCGATCACCGGCTCTCTGAACTACACGCAGATCGGCTCGATCAACGCGGCGACGATCACGATCGGTCAGCTTCAGGATTCCCAGATCGCGGGCATCAACGGCGCGAAGGTGTCGGTCGGCTCGATCACCTCCGACAAGTTCAACGGCTACTCCATCGACGTGGGCGGCGCGGCCAACATGCCGGGGCGCATCCGCGTCTTCAATGGCTCGGGCGCGATGGTGGGCGAGATCGGCTACATGGGCGAGGCGGGCTACGGCGCATACGGTGGCTGGTTCTCGGTCTTCGGCGCAGGCGGCACGTACTACGGCAACGCGCCCATCTACACCGACACGGCGGGCAATCTCTATATCCGCAACACGAACCTCACCGGCAACACGATCACGAACTCGAACGTCACCGGCTCGACCATCGACAGCACATCGACCATCAACGGGTCGAGCGTCACGAACCCGTCGCTCAACGTGAGCGGGCAAATCTACACTAGCCCGCAGACCTTCGACGCCACGTACTCGACGCTGGCCTTCGTCAACCAGAGCGGGGCGGATCAGACGAACTTCATCAGCCGCGGCCTCGTCATCTACTACAACGGCCAGAAGGTCGGGTCGCTCGTGCGGTCGCCCAACGGCGCGTACATGGCCGCAGAGTTCACAGTCGGCGGGGCGTACGTGCTGATTGACGGAGCCAACGGCGTGCGCTCCGATGCTGGCTATCTCGTCGGCAGCACGCGCGTCATCAACTCGGCGGGCCAGTTCACCGGCACGCTGACCGGCACCGCAGCTGGTCCCGTCTCGACGAACTCCAGCATCTACACCGGCAGCACAGTCCAGGCCGCAGGCGGCGTGTACGCGGGCAGCACGTATTGCCTCAACGGCTCAGGCCAGTTCGTCGGCTCGGGCATCTCGACGGGCGGCTACATCTACACGTCGAGCTACGTGCAGGCGGGCTACTACTATTGCGGCGGCACGCAAGTCATCAACTCATCGGCGCAGTGGGTTGGCAACTGCTCGGCGTCGAGCTACGGTGGCGCGGCCTTCCAGGGCGCGGGCGTGAATGTCGGCAGCTACGGCATCGGCGGCGGGTCGCTGAATGTCGGCAGCGGTCCCATCAATGGCGGGTCGCTCGGCGTGAGCGGCGACGTTTCGTGCAGCACGCTGCGGTCGAACAACGGCCTCTATGTGAACGGCCAGCAATGCACCGACTACACCGGCATCTGGCTCAAGGGCCTGCAAGCGAACGCGGCGGTGTACGCGAGTCAGTTCGGCATTTACGGCAACTTCGTGGGCACGACGCTGAACGGCGGCAACGCGATCACGTTTCAAGACACGAGCGGTCGCCAGTGGACGTTCCGCGTGGTTGGTGGAATCTTGGGATAAGGGGAGTTATGGAGCAGAACGAACGAAACGACGGGCAGCAACCGGAGGTCGAGAACTACCCGCTCGACGAAACAGTGATCCAGATGATGGCCGAGATCAACACGCAGATCCAGGCGCTCAACCAGCAACGCCAGGGCGCTCTCGTGCTCTTCATCCGCCAGAACAAGCTACAGGGAAACTGCTGGACAGTGGCCGAGAACGGAAAGGAACTCGTGAAGGCCCCGGCGCCGCAGCCCGCGCCGCCGCAGCGATAGGAGGTCCAACATGACGCCGCAGCACCCGAGAGCAGAGCCGCCGTTGAACTATGCCTTCCCAACCTTCATCCCCGGCAAGTACCGCATCCCGCCCGACTTCAAGCTCTGGCCTGAGGCGTTCTACCCCGACCTGAAGGCGGGCAGCTTGCCGCAGACGCCGCCGATCCCGCCCGCCGTCGCAACCGGCGACCTCATCACTGCGGGGCACGAGAACATTGTCACCGAGGCCATCAACGATTTGTGGATCAACGAGCAATGGCTGGCCTCGAACCAACTGAGCGACCCGACCACCGCGAAGGGCGACATCATCGTGCATGGCACGGGCGGCATCACCGCGCTACCCGTGGGCGTAGATGGCACGGTGCTCCAGGCCGACAGCACGCAGCCGAGCGGCCTCAAGTGGAACGCGCTCAATGCGTCGAGCGTGGGCGCGGTGCCGACCTCGCGGCAAGTGATCGCGGGCACCGGCATGACCGGGGGCGGGGCGCTCACTGGCGACGTAACGCTGAACGCCAACGTGACATCGGTCTTCGGTCGCACCGGGGCCGTAGTGCTCACGAGCGCGGACCTCACGGGTGCGAATGGCGTCGTCACGAGCGGCAGCTACGCCAATCCGGCGTGGATCACATCGCTCGACTGGTCGAAGATCGCCAACGTGCCCTCGAACCTGGGCGCGGTTTCGAGCGTGTTCGGCCGCACGGGCGTGGTCGTCGCGGCAGCGGGCGACTACAACGCCTCGCAGATCACGCACGCGGTCGATATGACGGCCAGCTACAACGACCCGGCCTGGATCACCGGCCTCGCCTGGAGCAAGATCGTGGGCGCACCGGCAGCAGGCGTCTCCAGCGTTTTCGGGCGCTCTGGCGCGGTCGTCGCGGCGTCTGGTGATTACCACGCCAATCAGGTAACGAACGCTGTAGACGCGACCCAGACGTATGCAGACCCCGCCTGGATCACCAGCCTCAGTTACGGCAAGATCACAGGTGCGCCGACCATCGGCTCGATGCAGACGCCGTGGCTCCAGAACATCAACGCAGCAACCTGGAACTTGAACAACGTGGGTCACATCGGTGTCGGCATGATGCCGGTGTACGCCGTTGATGTGACGGGCGACGTGAACATCACCGGGGTATACCGCGTGAACGGCGTGCCCATCTCAACGGGCGGCGGCGGTCAGAACCAATCGCCGTGGCTCTCGAACATCAACGCGGCGAACTACAACCTCTACAGCGTGGGCAATCTCGGCGTGGGCACCGCATCGCCTCAAGCTCTCATCCACGCAGCGGCGGCGGCGTCTCAGAACGCCGTGGTGCTGATCCAGAGCGATAGCGGCGACCAGCCCATCGTGAAGTACGTGCGCGGCGTGTACGGCACCGGCCAGGAATGGTGGGAAGGTCCAGGCGCGAACGGCGCCGACGACTTCAACCTCTACGACAAGACGCACGCGCGGAACATCGTCACCGTGAGCGCCTCAACCGGGCGCTTCGGCCTGGGCGTGAGCACTCCCGCGTACGCGCTCGACGTGAGCGGCGATGTCAATTGCTCGGGCGCGTTCCGCATCAACGGCGTGGCGCTGCCGACTGTGTTCTTCACCGACCCGACGACGACGAAGGCCGATATCATCACCCGCAACGCTTCGGCCATTACGCGGCTCGGTGTCGGCGCAGACGGGCAAGTGCTCACCGCCGACTCGACGCAGACGACCGGCCTCAAGTGGGCCACGCCCGCGACGGGCGGCTCGCAGACGCCGTGGACCTCGGCCATCAACGCGGCGTACTACCCGCTGAACAATGTCGCTGCGATCAACTTTCAGGACAGTTCTGGCAGCACCTACAACACCGGGCAGATTACGTGCTCCGATGGCGCGAACCAGATCCGCCTCTATGCCCAGAGGTATCTCGAACTTCAAGGCGGGTGGGGCCTCGATCTCTGCGCCAGCGGCAGTCCCATCACGTTCAGCCCGTCCGCTGGCACCGAGAAGATGCGGCTCAACGCATCGGGTCAACTCGGCCTGGGCACGCAGTCGCCCGTTGTGACGCTCGACGTTCCGCTCTACAACACCACCAACTCGACCGCCCGCATCGGCTGCATGGAGTTCAACAGCTACGCGCTCAATAATTCGTGGATTGCGGACAACCTGTACTACAACGGCAGCTGGTGCTATCGCGCGACCGGCACCGGGGCCGCTATCCAGTTGATGAGCGGCGGCATTTACCTCTCAACTGCTCCGTCTGGCTCTGCTGGCGCGACGGCCGCTTCACTAATAATCGGCCTGGCGGTCTACAGCGGCACCGGCAACGTCGATGTTGCTGGCTGTAGCCGCTCGATGGGGTGGGGCACGCCGCCGTCGAGTGGCGCGGGCGTCGAGGTCGGCTATGACGGCACCGCTGGCCGCATCAGTGCATACGACCGCACCGCAGCCGCGTGGAAGGATCTCATCATCAATTCGATGACGATCTCGGCCAACGGCAACGTGGGCCTCGGGATCGCGCCGATCTATCCGCTGATGGTTCACCTCGGATCGAACCTGAATTTCGGCGTGCTGCTATCAGGCGGCGCGGTTGCACTCGCGGCGGTCAACGACGCGGGAAGCTCGAATGTGCCGATGAGCTTCTCCGGCTCTTCGTTCGTGTTCAACGTGGGCAATGTGGGGATCGGGACGGGCAATCCTAACTACCGGCTTGAGGTGGTGGGCGGATACACGGTCATCGGTGAGTTCAACACCGGGAGCGGGATACGGCCAGCCAGCAATCCGACCGGGGGGCTGGCTGTGGGCTGGAATTACAATGGCGGGCCAGCCGAGGCAGACTTTTGGAATATTTTCGACTCCGCTGCGCAGTCCTTCTCGTTCAAGCAGAAGACCGGGGCTAACTCCCACGTCGATTTGGTGACGATTATGGGGAACGGCAACGTCGGCATCGGCACGACCAGCCCCGCCTACAAGCTCGACGTGGCAGGCGACTGCAACATCACCGGCACATTCCGCGTGAACGGCACGCCGCTCTCGACCGGGGGCGGCTCACCGGCTGGCTCGGCGGGCTACATCCAATACAACACCGGCAGCGCCTTCGGGGGAAGCTCTTCCCTGTTCTGGGACATCGCGAACGCGCGGCTCGGCCTCTGGACGACCGCACCGGGCTACACCATCGACGTGAGCTTCGGTGACATCAACATCAACGCGAACGGCTTCCTCCGCTTCGGCGGCAGAGCGGGCCTCAACGTAAGCTCGGGACTGGCATACAACTCCGCGCGACCGGCCTACTCGACATCGAGCATCCCCGGTGAGATCCACGACTATTCGGGCAGCAACGGCGGGCTGCTTCGACTGAGTGCCGGTGGCTCTCTCCTCAACGCCAGTTGGATCGATATCTCGGGCGGGTCGAGCGTGAGCGACATGTCGAACACGATCACGTTCAACTCGGGCGGCTCCGAGCGGGCGCGGTTCGCCAACAATGGCCTGCTCGGCATCAACAACAACAACCCGAGTTACTATCTGCACCTCGGCACCGACTCTGCGGGCAAGCCTGCGACTAACACATGGACGATTGCCAGCGACGGTCGCCTGAAGCAGAACATACGCGACCTCGTGGGCGGTCTGCCCATCATCAACGCGCTACACGCCGTCGAGGCCGAGTACAACGGTCTGGGCGGCATGAGGGCGGGCCAGCGGGTCGTAGGGTTCCTGGCCGAAGAGATCCGCGACGTGCTGCCGCACACAGTGGGCACGTTCCGCGCGAAGCTGCACGCTGGCGACGACCAGGATACGGAACTTCTCGACTTCAATCTCCACGAAGTGCTGATTCATTTGATCTTGGCCGTGCAACAACTGGCCGCAGAGCGCACCCTGCCAACCCACTAGATGCCGCGCGGCAGCACCGGATTTATTATCTTTCGGACGTCGCCGCCGTTTTGTTAAAACAATATTTTTGTCGGATTTTCCTACTAGCTGGATTCGGTTTTTTATTGTATAAATCAGGCTTAACATCCGATGACACATCAGCAACAAAATCCAGTCTGCTGTGTGACGGGATTTCACCGTAGCGGCGGCGCGGCGTTGGGGCCACACAGTCGCAGACGGCGCGGCGATCTGCCCCCATGATGACGGCCCGTCCGCATACGCATCACCTGTCCAAAGGGTCGCACATGATCCAGGTACTCGACTACAAGACTTCGCCACCTTCCATTATATGCACGCGCTACTGTCTGAGCGCATCTGCGACCACAGGCAACCGCCACATAAGTCATTAACTGACTCGACAAGCGTCTTACACCAACCTAGTGGCAAGTAACTGATTCGCCGTAACTTGCCTATTGACAGTCCGCGCCGTGCGGGCTTATATTTCCAATTTCAGAGGGGCGCGTCGCAGGCGGCAACCCACCAGACGCGGGATGACCCCAAACATGAGGCAGAAACGACAACAGGAGAAGTGTGCCCATGCCACGACCCATCGAGGTTACGGACGATAACGAGAGATTCCCCAGAGTGAATACGCGCGTCACGCGCGAGGCGCTCGACCTTCTCAACAATGTATGCGAACAGCGGTCGGCTATCGAGCCGCGCGGCTGCACGCAGGGCACGATACTCACCGAACTGATCGTGAAGTATCTCAAGCGGAAGATCGCGCGGAACGGTGTGCCACCGTCCAAGCGGGGACCGAGAAGTGTGAAACACACGCCGACCGAGACGAAGGCAACAGCGTGATGCGATGTCGGTGCTGGCCCAGATCCATGAAGAGCACGTCGCCCTGGCGCGGGCAGATGAGCGCGGCTACCGCTGCGATGTCTGTCACACGGCGTTGGGCGACGCCTTCTTCGACTGGTTCTGGGCCTGCGCGGCCTGCCGCGACATCCTCGCGTGGCGGCTGCGTCGAGAGCAGTCTCGGCCTTCACCAGCTTTTAGGGAGGACCGATCATGATTGACCAGAACGTACGACGCATGGGCATTGGCGGCTCGGAGATTTCCGCGCTGTTCGGACAGAACGAGTTCACCAGTGCCTTCGCAGTGTGGGCCTCGAAGAAGGGAGAGATGGTCGAAGAGGAACCCACCGAACCACAGATGCTCGGCACGGTGCTTGAGCCAGCCGTGCTCGAACTCTATTCACGCCTGACCGGCTACGAGGTCGCTCGGCCGCAGACCAGCTTCCAGCACCCGACGCGACCGTACATGATCTACTCGCCGGATGGCCTGTGCATCGGGCAGAAGCGCGGCGTCGATGCCAAGGTGGCCTTCTTCGAGCCGCGCCGCCGATGGGGTTGGGAACCGAACGAGATCCCGGCCCGCATCCAGTTCCAATGCTGGTGGTATGCGAGTGCCTACGACTACCCGGTGTGGGATGTCGCCGCGCTCCTGGGCGACGGCCTTCCACGCATCTACACCGTGACCCGGCTCGACCCGGCGCACGAGCGCACGATGCTGGAGCGGGCCGAGGAATGGTGGCAACGCTACATCGTGGGCGATGAGCGCCCGCCGCTCGACGACAGCGACGAAGCCGCCCGGTGGCTTCAGAAGACCTACCCGGTACACCGGCCCGGTTCGATCCGCGAGGCCAGCACCGAGGAAGCTCAACTGCTGCGCCATTACGTCGTGGTACGGATCGCGCTCCAGAAGCTCAACGCCACGCGCGACGCGCAAGAGATCGCCCTGAAGGAAGCCATCGGCAACGATGAGGGCCTGCGGTGGGGCGACGACCACCTATTCACCTGGAAGAAGGCCCGCGACTCGAAGGGCACCGACTGGGAGTCGATGGCGATTGCTCTGCTGCACAACTTCGTCAAGGACGAGACGGAGCGCCTCGCCCTCTACGACCGCTACGCCACCACGAAGGCCAACGGTCGGCGGATCCACATCAACCACCCGTCGCTGAAGAAGGACGACGGCGCGGCCAAGCAGCGGGCCGCATAGGAGCAAATCACATGGCCGACCAACAGCAATCACTACCCGTGCAGCTAAACGCACCCGATAAAGAGCAGATCGTCGATGACGCGGTACAGAACCTCGCCAAGCAGCCGCGCACGCTGAAGGAACTGCTCCAGGCCGACATCTTCAAGAAGGCTGTAGCCGAGGTGCTGCCCAACGCCATGCGGGCCGACCGCTTCGTGCGCGTCGCGCTCACCACCATGATGCGCCTGCCTGCCCTGGCCGAGTGTTCGCGTGAGAGCTTCTTCCGGTGCCTGCTCGATCTCTCCATGTACGGCATCGAGCCAGACGGCAGACGCGCCCACCTGATCCCGTTCCGCAACACGAAGATGTGCCGCTGCGGCCACAGGCGGGATGAACATCGCGGGCCGAACTGCTCGAAGTGCGAATGCAAATCCCCGGCAACGCTCGTGGAATGCACGCTCATCATCGACTACAAGGGCCTGGCGGAATTGGTGCGCCGGTCGGGCGACGTGAGCTACATCCACGCCGATGTGGTCTACGATTGCGACGAGTGGAGCTTCGCCTTCGGCAGCGACGCGCACCTGAAGCACAAGCCCGCCGAGGTCCGACCGGCGGACGCCAAGCGCCGAGCCTTCTACAGCTACGTGCGGCTGAAGGACGGCAGCGAGGATTTCGTCGTGCTCAACCCCGCCGAGGTTGAAGCCGTGCGGAAGCGAAGCAAAGCGGCCGACGACGGCCCGTGGAAGACCGACTACGACGCGATGGGAATGAAGACCGCGTTCCGGCGCCACTCGAAGTGGTTGCCGCTTACCTACGAAGTGAAGCGGGCCATCGAGCGCGACGACGATGCCATCGACGCCACGGCGACCTCCACCTGGGGCGACCTCCTGGG